GTAGTTGCAGATCCTTGTCCTTAAAGAGTTGCTTTGGAGCACTGTCATTCAACCAAGTGTTGGTCATAATCAGAGCAAATGGTTTCTCAAATGATAATGCTCTCTCAAAGAACTTACGTTTGTTTGTGAACGGTGGATTTGATACGATTACATCCCAATGAAATGGTTCATAAGTAAGAAAATCTTTACCTTCATTAATGTGTGAGTATTCTACACTATGAGTTTTGGAAATTTGCTTAACAAACTCACTCTCAGCAGTATCAAATGGACACCAGACTTTTGCATCTTTGGGAATGTATTTTAAAATAGGTGTGACACCGTATGCGGGAGTATAACATTCATCGTTGTTACCCTCCGAATACATCAATTTTCCACTATCTAAAGACATACTATTCAACGATAAAGTTCAGGTTGTGCAAGAGGACATCCTCGACATCCTACACTATCATCATAAATTTGGCAACCAAAAACAAAATCTTTTTCTGGATGTTTGTATCTCACACCAGTTGAAATGCACTTTTTACACTCTTGTCTTTTGAAATCGTTAAACAATTTACTGACAACTTGATAGTCACTAATATCATAGTGACTATGCTTTTGTTTATTTCCCCAACGATGATCTATCTCTTTACGAAGAGATATATTATTTCCACCAAGAGGAAGTAAACTCCAGTTGCAGATATTAACACTTTCAAAATGATTCCGAATATTAGAAGGAATAGTTGTTGATACTAAATCTTCTTTTTTATATCCATTTACTCTTACTGATTTAAGTTTTCCTTTTTCAAAAATAGATTCCCAAATAAGTTTTTTTGATCGTTTACAGTTACAAAATCTTGGTGCTCCTTCAGATCCATCAATTCCAGTACCATTTCCTTGTTGTATTGGTTCAAATCCCCCAGCAACAAAAGCAGAAGATAAATCATCAATATCAATCCAATCAGAAATACCTGTATTGTAATCTAAATTAGAAACAACAGCAAAAACGTCATACTTAAACATTTTGGACATTTATTTTTAACTCATTTGTTCATCTGTAGTGTAGGAACAGGCATACCACCTTCAGTAGGAACATAGATGGTTACATTACCATTTTTGCTTCCATCTTCCAGACCAGTGATATACAGATACTGAAGATACTCACGGTTATCTTTCAGACTATCACCGATGATTTGGTTTGCCTTCGCAACACCAGTAGCACGGATGATTTCAGCATCAGCAAGTTGTTGAGCACTATCTTTCTTTGCTTGTGCTTCCAACACTGCTACCTGACGAGTATATTCTGCTTTTTGAAGTTCAGCTTTACCAGCAAGAGATTGCTGCCATACAGAGTTGAGTGATACGACCATATTGAATACCTTCAGACCATTTGCCACCAGCACTGATACAATCTTGTCTGGATGGAACAATAGAGTTGCCAGTAGCAATAATAAACAAAAAAGCACATCCAATACCAGCAATCGCACCAACAATAAGCAACTCAATAAGAGTGAATCCGTTTTTCATTTAGAAGAAACGTTAGATTTGAAGATGAGATTAGCAAGAAGGACAATAGCAAAATTCTGCCAGATAGTCAAAGAGACATTAAACCAAGACAGAATCAATCCAAGCAGTGCTGCTTCAAAGAATAGTCCAGCAACAGCAAGGACAATTACACCAAAAGCAACACCAAGAGTAGTAGAAGTTTTCATAAATTAAACAGCAAGAGCACCAGAGGGGATTTCAACGACTTCGGGAAGTTTGGAATCGTCAAACTGATTCATATTATAGCACACCCACTCACCACTACGGAAGACATAAGCATACTCTTCGCTGTTATCAGGAAGAAGATACTCGCAGAGGTCAGAATCAAGACGAGGAGGGCAATTATCGCCACGCTGAGAGTAGTATTGAGGTCCATACTCTTGAACTTTCCAACCGTGAGTAGGATCAATACTAAACCGATCTTCAGTCCAGCAAGAACTCATATCACCACCATCAATCAGTTCAGAGGCAAGTTCTTTGCTGTTGTAGTGAGTCTTCAGAATGCGACCCAACCACTCAGGATAACCATCCCAGTGGTGGTAGGCAGACAGGATAGAACCATCAGCGAGTTCAAGACCGATGCGAGCGCGGGTTCCCATTGCAGAAAAAGCGGAGAGTTTGATGTGGGTTTTGCGGAGCGGTTGTCCCCTCCACCTCTTTAATATACAGCAAAAAGGGGGGCACGAAACCCCCCTTGTGACACTATTCCAACTGTCCCATCACTCACTCAAAGGATATCCTCGCCAATTCTTGGGTGGTGGTGGGTCACATTTACCCTCAAGAGAACGAACCATCAGTTCTGCAAACTTTTCCATTTTTTCTGTAGATACAGTTTGGGGAGCATAACTAATTGCTTCTTTTAGAGCAACTAATTCGTTCCATTCTTCTGTGCTAAGATCCTTTGCAGATGTTTTTGGAAGAGTCATAAAGTTTTTTGCGATGGTGTTCAAATAATAACATTCATATACACTACTATCTAGAAACTTAATGTTTTCTTTGGGATCGTGTAACAATACTTAACAAAATTATTGTTTCAATTCAGTTAATAACCTTGGAGTTCCTATGTTTCCATCAAACCAAGTATTAAAGGATAGAACGCATCTATAATCTTGTATATTAGATTCTCTTACATAATGCATTAAATTAGATGGAAATACTATTAGTTTCCCTTCACATATTTGATAAGGATACTCTCTCCATAACCAATGTTGTGACATTAATAGGTTTTGATTTTTTTCCCATTCAAATTGATTATCAGACAATAAACTATTAGAGAAAAACGTTATACCATTAGATTCTTGAGTGCATTTAATATAGTATGCTCCACTAATAAAAGAATTGGGATGTTTATGTTGATGCAACCTAGAAGTTGTTCCCTCGTGCTTTATACACCAACTTTGCGTAATTTTTAATTTTTGAGTTGATGCCAAGCAATTTTTAACATATTGTTGAATGCAATTTTGAATCCATTCTTTTAATTTTGGTGCATAAGATTCCAAAACATAAGTATCGTCACTTTGCAATCCATCTAAAGTAGGATTGTATTTTAAATTTAAAAATTGTTGATGTTCAGAGAAATCACTATTTTGAAAAGATCCTATTGGGATTGGTGATATTAAGTCAATTTTCATTAATTTCTGCGGTTATATTTTGGATATCTTTTGCTTTCTCTAGAAGATAATTTAAATTTGAAATCAATTCTTCAAAACTATCATCAGTTTTACCGAGTAATGCTTCTTGAATTCTTTGGAATGCTGCTATCGTTTGAATTGTTAAGTGTTCAGACATTAGGTTGTTTTAATTTACCTTATTATAGTTAGCAATTCAAATTTTGCAGTATTTCTTTTAAATGTCTTTAGAATATGGAAACAAAAAGTCATTTACATAACTTTTTGCAAATTCTTTTCCAAATTTAGATTCCATAAATCCACTTACTGGATCAAGTTTATGCATATAAGTATCGAAATCGGAATATATCAATTCATCTATTTCAGTGGGTTTATACTTTTCTACTAATGTTTTATATGTAGAAACATATTCTTTAAACGCTTCTAAATGCTCATCAACTTCGTGAATTGTACATTTTTTTACATAGATGTAATGAGAAAAATGATTTCCTGGTTCAAAGAATCTTATGTTCTCAGTGTTTTTATAATACTTACTAAGTTTCGATCTTACGAAATTATTATCGAAGTCGTAGTTTTCTGTGGGATGCTGAAAGTCAAAAACAATGATAACTTTCTTTTCCATAAATGCCATAAGATCCATCCCAAAACAAGGAAGGTTTTTTCCTGTCTTGGGATAGACTATGGCATTATAAATTGATGAAGTATCAGAATAAATTAAAGTTTCTCTGGACTTTATGTAATATTCTCCAGTGTATAAATTAGATTCAAGTGTTGTGTCTTTAGAGATATGTGTATCTAAAGGTTCAACAGTTAAATTTAATTCATTAACAACATAATTTTTATAGTTATCCCACAGATTTTTATAATTCATAACTCAAAACATTCCGCCAAATCCAAAAATACTAGGTCCATTAGAACTATCATCGTTTTTATTTTTCATCATATCTTCAATCTTATCTGACATCGCATCGAGAGCAATGACACTTTCGATATTCATAATCATATCGGAAATTTGCTTTGATACAAATGGTTTTTCATTTCTTGCTGCAAAAGCAAGAGCATTTCTAAGATTAGACTGCGCTTCTTTGAGACTTTCTTCTACCTGCTGTGAAAGTGCCATTTAGTTCTCCATATACTAATAATATTTTAACATATTATGACTTTTTTTGTAGTTCGGTAATCACCCATTGCAAACTATCTATAGTGTTCATGATTTCATAAAGACAATTAGAAGTTTCAATATTCTCTTGTTCTAGAGTTTTTACTCTGCGTTCCAATTTTGTAACATAATCCATAACAGTAACATATTCTTCCGTTTCTGGATCAAGCATAATGTTATCAAGATTCATCCGACGACTCTCCAACATACAGTAGCATTGCCCTTGCGCGTAGAAGCAATGTGAGAAAAAGCACCATAAGAGAGATCAATATCAGCATGAGAATATGGACCACGATCATTTACCCTCACAATTACTTGTTTCAGATTATCTTGATTAGTTACCCTAATCTTAGTGCCCATAGGAAGATAAGGATGAGGTGCAGTCCAACGATAAGCATCAAACCTTTCCCCATTAGCGGTTGTTTGTCCATGGAATCCATCTCCTACTCCATAAAATGTAGCAATACCACAAGTAAGACCAGCAATTAATGTTTCAATCATTGAGTTTTACATCCATAGTGACTTGAAGGACTCTAATATTTTTATGTTTTTCTTTTGCCGCTTCAATGGCATCTTTTGGAGTTTCAGTTTCAAAAAATTCACTGAAAGATTCCCCAGAAGCAGTTACATAAAAAACTTGGTAGTTCATCCGAATACTGCATTTACTGAGATAACTTTTGCATTTGGATTTCTTGCAAGAGCAACTTCTTTTGCTTCTTTGTAATCTCTTGCATAAACTTCTTCGTAAAAGGTTTTACCTGACACGTAGAGTTGAACCTTACACTTCATAATTAAATAGAATGAATTTTTTCTTTGGGTTTGTTGAGTTGTTTTGTGATAAACTTTGTTGCTGATTCTAATGAATAGAATTTGATTACTTTTGGAAATATTTCCATTTCCATAAAGTTAAACCAAATAAAATACTTTCTATACTGAGGAAAAAAGCATACTTCCCCAGAAATATCGGATTTTTCTACTATTCTGTATCTCATTGGATTTTGTTTGATGGAGAGTAATAGAGTCTTTGGATTGGTCTATCATACTCAATATCATTCCAATGACGGATAACTCCAGCAACAATGAAACAGTTTGTAATAAGGTATGTAAGAAAAATGACTGTTCTGATCAGAGCGATGGTGTCAGATTCTTTGTCGCATTTTGATGCTTTCTCTCCGAGAGACTTTGCCCACCATCTCCAGACAGTTTTATTTTTCTTTGTCATTTGAGATTTTTAAGAACTTCATAGAAGTTTGCGTGACCCTTGTAGAATATCCCACCTATCACTAAAATGTCAAGCAATATAAGAACAACTAATAGTATGATATGTGGTCGATAACTATTACTCATCTTTATTTTTTCTTGGTTTCGTTTTTGTGACAGAATATGATCCCTTCTTTATTTTATATCTATCTAAGTATTTCTTTAGGTGATCCTCACAAACAAAATAACAAATCTTTTCGTCTTTTCCTTCTTTATAGGAAAGAGTAACTGGAAAAACCTCGTGAAAGGGAGGATTTTCTATAATTACGGTTTCCTCCCTCGTTTTCCTTTGACTTTGCGGTTTAACCTTGACTGGTTTCTTGTTTTTCACTATGAATTTCAGCAAGAAGTTTCAGAAGTTCTGGGGTTTCTTCCCATTCCCAGATTGTTCCATCTTTTTGAGTATAAGTGCGAGTTGTCATAGTTTTCCTCCTACAGTTCCTTCATATGATTTGGATTCGGGCCATCCCTCTTGAATACCTTTAAGATAAAACCTTGTTGCTCTAACGCATTCTTCTTCAGTCAAAGAAGTTACAAGTTTTTTTCCTTCTTTGTCTTGAGAATGAAAGGTTCCCCACTTTGCTTTGATTACTTGAAAGCAATCATCATACCAATTAATTTTTTCACTCATTTGTTTATAAAACTCTCAAGGTATTGGTTCATTTGTTCTACATACTGACTATGATAAATCCTTAATACTGGAGTGTATTTTAGATGTTTGTTGCCAGTATATAACCAACGATTCATAAGTTCAATGTTTCCACCGAACGTTGAATATAGGTTATCATAAAACCTCAAAAATTGCAAATGATTTTCAATTCCATAATAACCAATACAAAGATCTTGAGATGCTTTTTTTACTGCATTAAGAACTAACTGCTCATTTGATTTCATTCTTTTTACGAAATTCTTCTTCTAATTCTTTTGCGATTTTATCGTATTTTCTATTCATCATAAAATTGCTAATAGGGTTCTTTGGATGCAATCTAATCATCCAAAAAACCCTTTCAAAGTTTAATTTTACTATTCTTGTAAGAAGAACAATATAATCTGCTACATTAGCATCAATAACTATCATCACACCAATGATAGAGAATATCAAAAATAAAGCGTAATGATAGTTATTCATTTATTCTATTTGCAATTTAATTATTAATTATAACGAGATTTTAAGTCGAGTAAGTATCCGATCAAACATTTTTTCAATTCATCCAATTCATCTTCACATTTTGATTCTTTTGCTTGTTCTCTGATGTCTACGTGTATCATATGGAGATCTTCAAGCATCAAATCTATTGCTTGAATCATTTTTTTGCTTTCTTCTGTCATTTTTTGTCTGGTAGTATTTTTACTGGACAGGATGGCACTGCTTTTTGTAACTCATATAATATTTCACTCTGTTGCTGTGGCGACAGAAGTGCAATTCTCCTTAATCTATTTGCTATTCCAATTACTTGGTTGCAAGTTAATATAGTAACCAAAAATACTGGTTCCATATTAGATTCCAGAACCTGCACCTATTTAGATTATTTTTTGAATCCGCTTGATGGTTTATTTTGTTTTGGATCTTCTACCGTAATATAATTTAGATAATTTGTTTTTCTTACGTTAGAAAACCAAAAGTCTTTGGCATCCTCGTAAAAATCAAAGTGTTTAAACTTTCCATTACAAAGATAGACTTTGTAAGTGTGCCTATCATAAGGATCGTATGAAGTCTGCTGAAATACTTCCATATTAAATTTGATCTAAACTTTCGATTTGGGAAACTGGAACTTCGTGAGTTGAGATTCTATACCAATGTTCATTGTTTCTCAACCCCAAATACTCAATGTCGTCGCATTTTTTCTCTCGGAGAAATGCTTGAAGTTGCAAATGCATAAGTTCGGAATGACTAACAGAATTCATTTTTCAACCTTCCAATGTTCGTTTCCTTGTTTCTGAATCCAAAAGCAATACTGACGATTCAAAGATACGAGAAAGAATTTGTCATCAGTCTCTTGTTCTACTTCACACGAATGAAAATTATCCATAATGTTGATGAATCGATTCTTTGCTTTCGAACTCAAAGGAGTTACATTAACAAATTTCTTTTTCATTTTGATTTGAATTGTCATTGGTAGTTTAATGGCGGTTTGAGGTTATTTGACAAAGATTGTGCCAGTTTGAGAACTGGACTCTCGGTGCTTTTTGATGAATGCTGTTGCCTGACGAGCAGTGCTCACATCTGTTAGTTGCTCTCCATTATAGATGATCACAAGACGCTTTCCCCAAGGAACGGCGGCATAGTTATCAGTCGTAATAAATCCTTCTTTCATAAATTTAAAAATAAAGGTCTGCTGCTAGAGTGTATCGTTTTTCATTGGTCTGAATTTGTCCTGGGCGATGAATATACTCGCTAGGATAGATAAACCAACAAAAATCTTCTGGAATGATGTTTGGAATATCATCTTCCAGAAATTCTGTTCCTGCTAATGGATAATTTTTAACTGATTTAGGATTGCACAAATAAAAAATTCCAGATAACTTTGCTGGATGATGATGCCATTGTGCATCCTTATCTTTAGTAATCCAATTATCATAATAATCCATATAGCACCACGCTTTTAATTTGAACCATTTAATTTCCATCTTCATATAAGAATAACAAGAGAAAAGAAATGAATTCTTAAACTTGTATGCTACATCATATTCAAATAGATCTGGATAGGTTTGAAATGTAGGAGAGTCCTTATGCCAGTCTCCAGTTTCAAATTTTTGATTAACAAGTTCAATAAGTGAATCATTGTCATTCTTTGAAATTAGATTTGAGAAATCATATTTTTTGATCATCGCTTGATCACCGAAACTGCAACATCGCCTTTGTCAAAGATTACATCAACGACATTCTGAACTGCACGAGCAGTAGAACCAGAGTTCTTATCGAACACAGGGCAGATTACCAGACCGAAAGATTTGGTGTAGGAATACAGATCACCAGGAGTAATCTGACCAGAACGAATGCCTGCTGCATCATTAGGATGAAGGCGAAGAGTGCGCCCAACAGTTTGACCGATACCAATCACATCCATAGAGCGCATAAAGATCACTGCCTCCAGAGCAGAAATATTGATACCCTCAGCAAGAATACTGTGGTGAAGAACAACGAACTTCTTTTCGGGATCACGACCCCAAGCATTCAGAGTATCAAAGAAAACCTCACGATTGACTTTGTTGCCATCAATAAATGCACCGTGCTTAGAAGTAATATGCATCAGAGAATAACCTTGATCAGCAAGTTTCTGAGCAAATTGAGTCTCAGAAATCAAACCAACGATATGCTTGGTTGCCTTAGCACAGATCAGAATCTTATTGACAGGATTATCGTCAATGCAGTTAAGAAGATATTCGCAGTCACGATCAGCAATACTTTCGCCCTTCACAGAAAGACGTTGCTGAGTTGCAATAATATCATTCATACCAGGTTTATGAATCACTGCAGAATACTTAGGAGTCGCAGTGAAGAAGTAACAACGCTTTGCTTCAAAAGCAAAGTGCTCAGTAGCAGGATAGAAATTCCTCTTGACGCTATTGTGTGCCTCATCAAAATAAATCGTATCTACATCAATCTCTGCCTTAGCAAGTTTATCAAGAGAATTGTAGGTAGTGAAGATCAGTTTGTGACCATCAACTGCCTCGCACCAAGCACGAATCTTGAAAGGACTGGTAGTAGAGAAGTGATGAGTCTCTCCACTATGAACGTGCATCACAGAGGCATTGGTGATAAACTCAAGATACTCGCTGGACAATTGCTCAGCAAGAAGGATCCTAGGAGCAACCACAACGACCGTCTGAGGCGTTTCAGACCGAAATACGCGCATAGCATCAAAGATACCCACATTGGTCTTTCCACCGCCTGTAGGGAACACACAGATGCCTTTCAGGTGCTTTGCGAGAGCATCCAGAGCGATTTGTTGGTGGGGGCGAAGTGAAATCATGTGTCTCATTGATTACAGAGTAATTATAGCAGTAACAAAGACACCCTAGGAGTGGCAGTGTGCCAGTTCCTAAAGTGTCTCTAAGAGTTCTTGATACTAAGTGACCTTGAACCCGAGCAAAGCGATTATACCCAGATTCTTATGCCCGTGTCAAATACATTTCACAGAGCATAGATTCAACAAGATGCGCTTCTATTTCCCACGGTTCATTTTCATAATCTAAATGAGAGCAATCAATACCTCTCCAATATCTTTTTGATCCTTTATCTCTAAGATCACCACGAACGTGTTGGAATACATGTTGCAATTCGTGGAGTAATGTCTTAATATAGTTTTCTCTACTCATTCTATTATGAATTTCGATCTCAAAACAACGAGGTCTGTGATCACAATCAGTTACCGTACACCATCCATAAACTCCTTCTCTTAGAAGTCCTCTGTGATTAACAACAATCTCAATCTTGTGTCTTGGAATAAATTTTTCAACAAACCAAGTTACAACATCCTCACAAAGACTTTTGCTATACTTGTATCCAGAAGTTTCAAGAAAGAGCATAATTAAGAACAGCGTTGGTAAGACGAACACCCCAATTCATTAGGACTACAAAACTCCCAATGAAAAGAAGTCTATCAACGTTGGAATACCTCATGGTTCTCCCTCAGGACTCCCATACTATAGGGTGCCCTTTCAGGTTTGCATTGGACCTTGTGCCAGTTTAATTACCGTCTCCTACTCTTGGCATACCCAAATATTCTCGTCCATCATATAAATTATCTTTAAATTTTCCGTTTGCATCTACATAATGCAAAAATGACTGCAAATACCAATCTTGAGTAAATTTAGGTCTCCAATGATATAATTCACATCCTTTATATAAACATAAATCTCCCAAATTTAAATCGACTTTTATTGGATTGCTTTTATCTTCCTTTTTGCTAAAATATATTGGATTTATATCTTGATCTTCTGGAAATCCCAATGCAAGAGTTGCAGAAACTTCACAAGATGGTCTATCTCTATGAATTATTAGTTCATCATACTTCCCATACAATCTAGTATAGGTATAAGTTGGAAGTAAATTTATCCCAGAAATTTGACTAAGAGTTTTTCTAGAACCATCTAGTATTGTATCCATTAAAGGATCCCCGTAAAATGCAAAACTAAATGGAGCTTGAGTGTCCGTTTTTTCTTGACCTTGACCAGAGCAAATTTTAGTGTGAAAATAATGCTGTATAAATTTTACAAAATCTAGTTCTAAAAAATTTTTAACAACGTAAAATCCAGATTCTTGAAATTCCATAATAATTATCTAAATGCATTTCCGTGAATCCATCCAACTAGAGTAAATCTTTCTCCTTTTGTTACTGGAGTTACTTCGTGTAAAGTATAAGATGGAAAAAATATTGTATATCCCTTTTGCTTTTCTACAAAACTGTTATCGTGTGAATTATGTAAAATTAATTCTCCTCCTTCATATTCTGAAGGATCCGATAATTGGATAACAACACTAAGTTTTCTATTATGGGGAACTCTCCAATTAAGTGGATCTGTATGGGATTTGTAGCAACCGTTTTCTATAGAATTGTAATGAGTAAATTGAAGCCGTTCTATTTTATCTAAATCAAATTTAAACCATCTTTCATTGACCATTCTTATATGATCAGTAAGTTTTTCATATATCCATGATGTATGCTCATTAATTGGGATCCAAGAAACCATAGATCTTCTATGATCTAAACAATCTGCGCCAGATCCTCCAGTTTCTGCTCTTTCCATACACAAAGCTTGACCCAACATTCTGATATGATTCAATTCTAAGTCATTAAAAACATCATTTTTCCAAATCCATCCTGGATAATCTCTATTATCCAAATACCAATAATCTGAATTTGATTTTTGCAATTCTTCAATTTCAAGTTTGCTATTTTTTAGGGAATCAAATGATTTATCTGATTCATAATATTGTGAGATCATATTTTATGCATTAAGAATAGTTGATGGCCAATTTAGATATAAATTAACACTAATAAGTTCTTCAAGAGTATTTGCAAGATTAATTCTCGTACATAATTCAACTTCAATATCAAAACAAGATTGAACATACCATTCTAAGTAATCTGCAATTTTAATTAACTCTTCTCCAGTAATAATTCTATAAGTATCTACAAATTTCCAAGCAAAGTTTTTATTTGGAAATTGTCTGGCAATATCTTTTTTTAAGAATAATGCTAATCTAGTTCTTTCATCAGTTTGAATTCTATCATTATCGACAGTAATTAAAGTTACTTCTTTTTCCCATCTTTCAGTAGCAATTATTTTTTTAATTTTACTTTTACTGAATTCTAACCATTCTAAATCATAATGATAGTCCAAAATTTCTGGATTATTTAAACGAAACCAACCAAGATTTTCGTGACCAGCCCAAGAAAGATCGGACAATTCTTCATCACTATGAGCTGGTAATCCGTGAATATTTCTCCAGTTTTCTGGTAATAATTGAGCGTGATCTATAATAGTTTTTGTTTGTTTATCAACTAATGCATATAGATCATTCATTATTGTCATTTGACTGTTCCTCTGGATTATCGTTAGAAGGGTATGATGCTTCTTTTGGTTTTGATTCTTTTAATTGTTTCTTTTTGCTGGAATTACTAAGTCTTTTTCTTCTTGGTGCATCTGCAATTTGCCAAGGAGCAGATCCTTTCCAAGAAACTGCGTGCGGATCTTCAACATCAACATTCCAACCTCTCCAAGAAGCAAAATCAACTCTAGGTCTCATTGCAACTTGAAGACCAGCCCCAGCAGCAAGTTGTTCAATTAATTCAACAACTTCAACTGGTTGCATTTGCGCCCATACTGTAGCAGCATCAGATCTAAGAATTAATTCACAAACACCACCAAAAGCAGTTCCAACAGTTACAGATCTTGCACGATATTTATTTTGTGCAATAGAAGCATATTCATGCTCCTCATACATCTCTTCGATTTTTTGTCTCAACTCGGATTTTGGTTTTGAAGGCATAAAAATCACTCCTTACAAAAAGTATTTTTAGTATTTATTATATTTTATTGACGCCAAGAAATTGTAATGAATCCTCCAGGTGGAACCTGTATGGGATAATTTGTAAATGGAGTTACAACAACATTAGTTGCAGTTGTTGGATTTGCTGCTAATCCTGCGTTTCCTGGATTAGCAGAACCTGGATTTCCAGGCGCACCAAAATTACCTAATCCACCAAGATTTCCTGGATTTCCTGGAACACCTGGATTTCCAGCTGGACCTGGATTTCCTGGATTTCCTGGAATCCCAGCTCCAGCTGCAGTTGTCGGATTACCTGGATTTCCAGGAGCACCAGCATTTCCATCTGCGCCTACTTGTCCTGCACCACCTGGATTTCCTGGATTTCCTGCTGGACCTGGATTTCCAGGATATCCGCTACCTCCAGGATTTCCTGGATTTGCTCCAAATCCAGGACTTCCACTATATCCATCGGTTCCACTTCCCGCTCCAAATCCACTAAATCCTGGATTTCCTCTTCCTCCAGCATTTCCCGAAGTACCACCACTACCGCTTCCACCGTTACCACCGTTACCGCCATATCTTCCTATAGGAAGAACAGCACCACGCCACTTCCTCCACTACCTGGCGGACCAGGATTTCCTGGTCCACTTCCAGGAATACCAGCATTTCCACCAGTCCCACCATTTCCACCACCACCACCAGATCCTCCATTTCCATTAAATCCAGAATTTCCTGGATTTCCTGGATTACCTGAGTTTCCTCCGCTACCAGCTCCGCCAGGATTTCCTTGATTTCCTGCGTTTCCTCTTGATCCATTAAATCCTGGATTTCCAGTTGTTCCTGGATTTCCTCCTCCTCCGTTTTGACCAGAAGTTCCTCCTGCTCCACCAACTCCACCATTTCCATTTGTACCAGCGTTTCCAGAATTTCCTGCTGCTCCTGCACTTCCACCTAAACCAGCATTACCTGGATTTCCAGCATTTCCTCCATTTCCAAATTGACCTTGATTTCCTGGATTTCCTGCATTTCCACCTAATCCATTAGTACCTGCATTTCCTGGATTAGCAGTTCCACCATTACCAAAGGCACCTCCCGGAAAAACTACACCAAAAGCAATTGCAACATCACCAACATTTCCAGAATTTCCAAAAACGGCAGCATTCCCTGGATTTGCTCCTGTTCCTATATTTCCCACTAAACCAGGATTTCCCAATCCTCCGAGATTTCCTGAAGTTCCTGGATTTCCTGGATTACCTGCTGGACCCGCATTTCCTGGATTTCCTGCTGTTCCAAGATTTCCAGCGTTTGCTCCAGTTCCAGAATTTCCTGGTGTTCCTTGATTTCCAGCAGATGCTCCTGTTCCAGGATTTCCTGGATTTCCACTCAAACCTTCTCCTGCTCCAAATCCATCCGATCCAGCAAATCCTAAATTTCCAGATCCTCCACCAAATCCAGGATTTCCAGATCCTCCAGGATTACCAGCACCTCCACCACCAGCTCCACTTCCAGAGTTGCCATTATTTCCAGATCCTCCAGCACTTCCAGGAGCACCTGGTCCAAATCCTTGTGCTGATCCGCCACCACCTCCAAATCCTCCATTTCCAGCAGCACCTGAATTTCCTGGATTTCCTGCTCTATCTGGACCTTGGGAAGCTTGACGACGAGCGCCACCGCCGCCACCGCCTCCACCGCCGCCTCCAGAACTTCCAGGGTTTCCTGCATTTCCTGCATTTCCACCAGAACCACCAGATCCACTATATCCACTATTTCCAGGATTTCCAGCAGATCCTCCAGATCCATCAGTTCCAGGGTTTCCTGCGTTTCCAGCAGCACCCCCAGCACCAGCATTACCTGGATTACCTATATTTCCTCCAACTCCAGGATTTCCAGTTCCACCTTTGTTTCCTGGATTTCCTGCATTTCCTCCATTTCCTACAGTTCCAGCATTTCCAGGATTTCCAGCTCCACCTGCTCCTCCAGCATTACCCGTGTTACCAGGATTTCCTGCGTTTCCTCCAGTTCCACCTTGTCCTTGATTACCTCTATTTCCAGCATTTCCACCATTTCCTTCAATTCCTGAGTTTCCAGGATTTCCTGGACCACCATATCCAACTACAGTTACTTCTGTTGCTCTAACTGGGGCAGTCCAAGTTCCAGGAGCATCAAAAGTTGCTGTAAGAAGTTGTTTAGATGAAGAAATTAATGTTTTTCTGGAAATTATTGACATCGGTATTTCTAGTTATTTTGATTGATCAATCATAAAAAAACCAACCAGTGGCAATATATTTTGCCTCATTCCCATAGACCACGTTTCCTCTATGAGTATGAGTAAAACCAGCAGGCCAAATAACCATACAGTTTTCTTTTGGTGGAATACGAAGTCGCTGATATATAAATTCAGTTTCACCAGCACAACCTTCCTCAAGAGTATTTAGATATAATGCGAATGCTAAACCTCTATTTTGCATTCCATCTCCACTTTGTTGCTCGCAATGCCAAATATGATATCCACCTCCAGGAGGAGTTTTTTGTAATTTTATAACAGATGATCTTAAATTTAAATCTCTCAAAATATCATATTCTCTTACATAATCATCAAAACATTTTTGTAGTCCATCCCAAAACATTCTTACAGTGTCTTTTCCTCTATAACTTTGTAATGAATGATTTGCTAGATTAATAAAGAAAAATTCATCTTGCTTCTCTATTTTTTTTCTTCCTTCAGAGTCTTGCCTATTTCCAACATGACCGCACTCACGAAATAATTCAAACTGTTCTATAAGATGATTACAATATCCTATTGGATATACATCTTCATACATTCCAATAAAATCTATGTATTTTGAGTCCATAGTGAAATATGATTTATTTTTTAACTAAAATTGAACATAGCAATATTTCCATACCAAGTTGCCCCATTATTTGGAGTCAAGAAAATCCAAACATCAGTTAGGTTTGCTCCAGTAGATCTCGATGGTGGGATACTATCTGGCCATTTTACTGAAGCAGGCCAAGTTACCGAGTATCCTCCGACAGAATCATTTGTTAAGATGAGAGTAAATGATGCGGAACCAGTTGATATACCAGTTTGAATATCAAAAGTTGTATTTCCTACTAGTGTTGCATTTACGACATTTCCTTCCGATAATCTAATAGTAGTAATACCACTTACATTTCCAAGAGAATTTAGAGACTCAGTATAATTTTTAATTGTTACATCACTAATTGTTCTTCCAGCACTAACTAATGAAGTATTTCCAAAACTAATTGAATTAGTTATGAAATTATTTGCGGAAAGATTTCCAGTAATACTAACTGTTTCACCAATCGTTACATTTCCGCCTACTGAACTATTTCCTCCAATTGTTATGTTTCCACCAACGGTAGAGAATCCAGAAACATAAGAATTACCAATTACCCACAGTGCTTGATTTGCTACTGTTGCTCCAACTCCAACGTTGCTTGAAGTTACAATTCCAGATGCTACACTATCCCATTTACTAAGTTTTAATTCTGGAATAACTCCAGTTAATCCTGCTCCAGAACCATAATATGTTATAATTCCAGAAACAGCACTTATACTATTAATTCCAATTCTGACGTTACCAATAGTGGTAATTCCAGATATAATTGCGGATCCCTTAACTTGTAGTTTTACCTGAGGAGATAAAGTTCCGATTCCAACAAATTGAGAATCGGAACCAGTAGCAATTGTAATATTTTGATTTACATCATCAACTTCTACAAAGTTACTAAATTGGGAAAATTCTCTGTTTATTGCCATATCTTGTAGAAGACCTTATAGTTTATTTATTATATTGATGGATAAATGTATATTGTATTTCCCATTCCAGCGTGAGAAGTGCATTGATAGAAAAGTGTATTTGGGGCATTAAAAGGAATTGTGAAAACTATATCTCCAATTGCTGCACTATTATTATCTACACCATCATTATATGCGGTTCCTCCGCTACTTACTCTAATTTCAAATGGATGCGATCCCCCAGAAATATTTTGAAATCTATATGATCTACCACGAGCAAGATATAAAATTGGGTTTGGAGTTCCTGCTACAGTAAAACCAATTCCAGTAAAAGTATATTCTGTAGTTCCATTTGCATTTACTTCCCAACTTCCAGAATATGTATATGAAGCATTTCCAAAAATAGAAGTACAATAAACCTCAGTAATAGTTGCACTTCCTGCTACTGTTAGTTTATCTGCTGATGTTGCGAATGTTCCGATTCCAACACTAGAAGTAGTTGAAATTCCTGTTCCATCATTGTTCCAATATGTTGCTGCTCCAGTAGAATAGGGAACACCATTTTGAAGTAAAGAACCAGTAAATCTAATATTACCAATTATATCTAAGGTTTCTCTAATTGTGGTAGTTCCAATTCCTACAGAATAACCAGATCCAACAATAACATTGGATAATA